AGAGGATTTTCACAAACATATTGGCCACATTTATTAAGATTGAAATTAAAATCATTAGTAGATTCTCAAGAATACAGAGACATTTTAGGTGACGCCACAACTACTGGATCTTTGGCAAGTTATATGTCAACTTTCAATAGAGAAAAAACAATTAGTGATCAAGTATTAGCACAAGCAGAAGCAGATTCACCTAAAGCAGGATTTAATTACAAACAATACTATGTTGCTCCTATTGATGAACGTGGTAACATTAGGACAGATAATGTTAATTCTACAGATAGAATTTCTACAGATAAAAATATAAATGCAACAATAGATACACCGGCGGCTAGCCATTATGGATTTTATTTAGACGGTGACGGCGTAGCACCAAATGGAAATCCTGCAGGCTTTGGAATATCATTTCCAAACTCTAATGTTGAACAAGGAGATTATTTCTTGAGAACAGATTACTTACCAAATAGATTGTTTAGATATGATGGTAACCGATGGGTTAAGGTTGAAGATTCAGTAAGGATAACTACAACAAACACTGATTCAAGATCAACACAAAAAACTGGTTTTGCTAACACATCAGGAACAACAACAATAAATGGTTTAACAGTGGATCAAAGGCAATCATTAGAAAGTGCGTTGAAGCCAAAGGCTGACAATTAATGCTACATTTTTATTCAGGACAGGTTAGAAGATTTTTAACACAGTTTATGAGAATACTGAACAATTTCAGTGTTGAGACTGGCAGAGGCAAAGACGATCAAATAGCTTTACGTCCTGTGCCTGTTGTGTACGGAGACGCAACAAGACAAGTTGCTAACATAATTAGAAACAATTCTGAAAATGCTTTAAATTATGCACCAAAAATTGCTTGTTACATAAGAGAATTAAATTATGACAGAGAGAGAATGCAAAATCCTTATCATGTTGAAAAACAACATCTTAGAGAAAGAGATGTATTAGATGATGGATCATATAGTAATAAACTAGGTGCTGGATATACTGTAGAAAAAGTTATGCCTTCGCCTTTTCGATTAGAAGTCACAGCAGACATTTACAGTTCAAACACAGATCAAAAATTACAAATTATGGAACAAATATTATATTTGTTTAATCCTGATTTTGAGATACAAAAATCAGACAATTACATTGACTGGACCAGTTTAAGTTATGTTGAACTTACAGGTATAACATTTAGTTCACGTAGTATACCTGTTGGTGCTGACACAGAAATTGATGTAGCAACAATGACATTTAGTATGCCAATATGGTTGTCACCTCCTGTAAAAGTTAAAAAACTAGGAGTAGTACAAAAAATTATCATGAGCATTTACGACGACGATGGCGGTATAAACAAAGGATTAATAAGCGGACCTTTGATATCGCAAAGTTTTATAACGCCAAACAATTTTGGCTTATTAGTGACAGGAAATCAATTAAGATTATTAGGAACAACTGGAGTAAATGTTACGTCTGGTGGTGACGGATTCCAAACTGGTGCAACTGAACCTTCGTTAGCTGATCCTTTTGAAACATTTGGGCCTCCAGTAAATTGGAAAGTGCTTTTGGATCAATACGGAAAAGTGAGAAACGGCACTAGTCAGATTAGATTACAACAACCAACTGGTAATGAAATAGTTGGTACTATTGCCACGAGTAGTTTAGATGATACAATTTTATTATACACTATAGACGACGACACTATTCCAGCAAATACGTTAACAGCAGTTAAGAAAATTATCAATCCAACAACGTTTGCACCAGGCACACCTGCTGATGGAGACAGATATTTAATAATTGACGAAATTGGTGATTCTACTGCAACAGTGCAAAGTTCAACGTGGGGTACATTAATTGCAAGTGTAGGAGATATAATTCAATACAATTCGTCTGAAAGCAGATGGCAAAAAGTGTTTGATGCTAGTAATCCTGACTCAACACTTCATTATGTTACCAATTCAAATACAGGTATACAGTATAGATTTACCGGCACAGAATGGGTCAAATCTTATGAAGGCATATACACACAAGGTAATTGGACTATTGTATTAGATGGTGGATTTACTGCAAACGATGACGCCTCAGGTCAAGACGCCACTACTCCATAAAAAATCACGATAAATTATAGTAATGTTATGCATAAGTAGAAATCAATTTTTAATCCTAGCACATCACATTTCTATTATTGTGGGGTTAAGTTACTTTGGAATAAATGTATGGTATGCATTAGGAATTTTTTTTACTAGTATGTTATGGGCTAAATTTGTGGGTCACGATGTCATGCACTTTTACTTTGCACACGGCAAATATACAGATTCTATAAAAAGCTATTTTTACACATTACTAACTTTATGCACAGCCTTAGGATCACCGTTAAGTTTCAGTGCCTCACACAGACAACACCATGCACATTCTGACACAGAATTAGATCCACATAGTCCACATATTATTGGCTGGAAAAGAGTATACTTTTTAAATTGGAAATCACAAAAAATATCGCCTACAATGATAAAAGACTTTGTAAGAAGTAAATTTCAAAAATGGGTACACAAGTATTGGATAGAATGTCATATTACAATTATTCTATTTTTAGCTTTAATTGATATAAGATTAGTGTGTTTTATGATATCTCCGTTTATTGTGTATACATTTCATATAGCAAGTTTAGTCAACACACTATCACATAAACACGGTGAATCACGCAATGCCAAAGAATTAAGATTGATTAATTGGTGGGGTTGGAAGCACGGTGATCATCATATATAATGAAAGAAAATATTATCTGTTCAGGTGCATTGTTCTATGCTACAAGTACAAAACGATTTCTATTTTTACAGAGAACAGATGAAAAAACTCAAGGTACTTGGGGACTTGTTGGCGGACTTGCACGTAACACTGAATCTGCTTTTGAAGGATTAAAAAGAGAAATTGAAGAAGAAGTAGGTGATACACCTAGTTTTAAAAAACTTATTCCGTTAGAATTATTTACAAGCAATGATCAAAAGTTTTTCTTTCATACATATCTTATTGCAGTTGACAATGAATTTATTCCAAAACTCAACAGCGAGCATTCCGGATATTGTTGGTGTGCTTTTGAATGTTGGCCAAAAAATCTACACGGTGGTTTGAGAAATACTTTGAACAACAAAAGTATAAAAGGTAAATTACAGACTATACTAGATTTAATTGTCTAAAAAAAAAGGCGACCCTAAAGCCGCCTTTTGTTCTACTAAAAAGTATTAATATTTATTAGTTGTTTGTTCTCACCGCACAGTTTACCAATTTGATTCCTGTGTCGCTTGAATTTTCCAATGCTCTACCAATAACATTAAATGGTGAAATTGATTCACCTACTGCTACTGCTCTCGCACAACCTTTTATTGATGAAGTAACCAATCTTTGACCTTTAGTTACTGCACCTGCTACTCTCACAGGAGTTCTTCCTGTCATTGCAACAAATGGATGTGAATCGTTGTTACCTGCACCGGCATTCATAGCATAAGCTGGTTGAGTAGATATTACTCCAAAAACATTTTCAGACATTTCTGAAGTTGTTTCTGTTATTTCTGCCTCACCACCTACTTCTACTACTGCACCTTCTGCCATAGGAGCGTCTGCTTCAAAACGCTCCGCAACGTCCGCGTATTGAGCTGAAGTTGATACAGCGTGTACCACATTAGCTCGTACATCTACAAGAGAAAAGTCTGATTGTGGACTGTTTCCTGTACTTTGCGATCTAAGTGCTGTGAAAGCACCACCTGCGTTTCCGTGAATTGTTGTACCGTCATCTGCAAAACTTTCATCCCAAACAAAGAATAAATCTTGTTCAGTTGCAGTTGAAGCATCACCTCTGTTGACCTTCAAGCCTGAAAATGTTGGCATTCCTGAATTAGCAGATACGTTTCTGTTTACTTCAATTACATTGTCTTCAACTGATATTGTTGTTGTGTTGATAATGGTTTCTGTTCCGTCTACTGTCAAGTTACCAGCAACTCTCATATCGTTTGTAACAATTGTTTCACCTGTTGCTGTAATTGTACATGTTCCAGAAGAAGCTATTGTTAGGTTTGTTCCGTTACCTTCAATTTTTTCTCCATCATCTCCAAATGTAAGTCCTATGTTTGCAGGTATGTTTACATCTCCAGTTGCACAAGTTAAATTGATATCCTCACCTGAATTGATAGTTAAGGCTGTACCGTTTGAAGTAATTTTTTCGTTGTCATCAACAAAACGTAGTGGTATACCACTAGGTACTACAATTGCTGTGCCTGCTGTTAGGTTCAACAATGCACTTGAATTGATAGTTAAGTCTGTACCGTCTCCTTCAATCTTTTCACCGTCATTACCAAATGTTAAACCAATGTCTGCACCAATGTTGATGTCTCCGGCTGATCCAACAGTGATAGTCAAGTCAGTACCATCTGATTCTATTTTTTCTGTGCCTGCAAAAGTTAATCCAATGTTTACTGGTATGTTGACATCTGCACCTGCATTTAGGTCAATGTCACCTGTTCCTTTTGCTGTAAGTGCCATTCCAATGTTGGTGTCGTCACCTGTTGCTGAAAGTATTGGTGAATTGCCTGTGTCTTTGTTTGTGATTTTAAATTCATTTACAGCTGATGCCGTTTCTCCAAATACTAGTAATTGAAGTCCGTTTGAATCTGCAATAAATCCTGAATCTGCAAATTTTGGTGCTGTTAATGTTTTGTTTGTTAATGTTAATGTATCCGATGCTATATTGGCATCTTGGTCATCAACGTATTTTTTGTTTGCGAATTGACCATCAGCACTAGGTGCCGCAGTTGCTCCGCCTGTAATGGTATTAGCTGAAGCTGATATTACAATATCACCTACTTCTAAACCGTTGTTAACTCTAAAGTTACGTGTTGTCATGGTTCCATATCTCCCGCATGATTGTTATTAATGTTATTATTTATCCTGCCAATGCAGATATTCTGTAGCCTGAAACTGTTGTGCTACCACCCGATGTGCTTGATGCAAACAGCTCAAGGCTGTTTTCACTTGCAGTGTCAAATTCTGCTGTAAAGTCTAGTTGATGTGTGCCTTTTGTTGAAACAAAAGGACCTTTGGCAACTGCTGGTACTCCTGGTGTTGCCGCTGTGTATACTTCTTGTATGCTGTATGCGCCTTCTGTTCCGTTGGCACCAACAATAAAGTAAACAGCACCATTTCCATCATCGAGATCCATTAAGTCAATAGCGGTTGCAGTCGAACTGACAGTGACAGCGGCGAATGCCTTTTGATTTGCATTGCTTTCTGCTGTCATATTATCTTTCAGTAAAATTTTGTGTATTGTTAAATTCAAATTTGTTTCTGATCCTGCGGCACTTACAACAACATTATCGCCTGATATTGCCGCAGTCAGTGTTATCAACGGATTGTCACCAGAAGTGTTGTTACCATAAGATACTATGTAGGCATCTGACCCGTCATGTACCACTAGTGCCTCTACAACATCCATTTCTGTTTTGCTGTCATTGTCAACACTGATAAAGTATTTTGCACCTCTAAAACTTGCATGTGCGAATGTGTCAATTGATTCCGATGCACTATCAACGTCTGTGTTGCTAGTTGTCACGGTGTTGCCTCTTGTGGCATCTGCTGTGCTTGAAGACATGGCCACTTTATAAAAACTTGTTTTGCAATCAGCTGAGGTACCTGTCGCTCTGAGTCTAAATTGACCGTTACTGACATCTGTGGCCAATGTGGGCACAGTGCCTCCGCCTGCTGACTCTAGCCCTCTTCTGTTTCCTACGAATGATGCTGTATCATTATTAGTTACAGCTAACATTTCTGCACTTATGACCTCATTTACAAGGTCATTGTGTACCAAGAAGTAGAAAGCACTATCAATGAATGTTGCATTTATGCTGTCTATTGTTCTTGCCGCTGTGCCTAATGATTTGTTATTTCGTACAGTTGCCAATGTGTCATCTGATATTGTAGTAGCAACAGTATCAAAAGATAAAGTTCCTGCTCCGTCAGTAACTAATGCTTGACCACTTGCTCCGTCTGCGGTTGGCAAATTGAATGCAGTACCACCTGAAGTAATAACAAGTTTACTGCCATCAGATTCAATTTTTTCGTTGGCATCTGTAAAGTGTAATCCAACATTGCTTGGTATAATTACATCAGCGGTTGCTGTTAATTTTATATTGTTACCAGTTATTGTTAAATCTGTTCCGTCTCCCTCTATCTTTTCAGCATCATCTCCAAATGTCAAACCAACATTAGCCGGAACATTTATATCTGTTGCCGCAGTTAAGTTTAAGTCATTAGATGCATTAATTGTTAAGTCAGTTCCATTACCTTCAATTTTTTCTCCATCATCACCAAATGTCATTCCAATGTTTGCTGGAACATTGATGTCAGCGCCTGCTTCTAATATTAAATCGCCTGCAACATCAATTGTCAAATCGCCTGATGATAAATCTATTTCTGTGCCATCAATTGTTATGTTGTCTATTGTTACTCCGCCATCAAAATCTGCAGATGTTCCTCCCACTGCTCCGCTAAATGTTACACTTTGATCTGCATTAAAAGTGGCCGCTGTTGATCCACCTGTTGCCATTGTTATTACATCAGAACCTGAGAATGTAATAGATGTGTTTGAGTCTGCGTCACCGCTAATAGAGTCTAATGATAAACTGCCAACATTAGATATGTTCTGATCTTGGAAATCAACGGTGCCTTCAACTGTTAGGTTACCATCTATTGTTACATTTTCATTAATATTGATTCCTGATGAATCTGACGAGTCTAGTGTGGTTCCATTTACTCTTAATGCACTTATTACGACATCTCCTGTACCACTTGGTTGAATTGATATATCTGCATTTGACCCATTGGATGTAATTGAATTAGTTGTAATTTCTCCAATTGTAGCCGCTCCAGTGATTGTAGGTGTTTCAATTGTTGGTGATGAGATTGTTTTGTTGGTTAAAGTTTGTGAACCTGTTAAGGTAGCCACTGTTGAGTCTATGGCAAATGTTACTGCATTTCCTGATCCTGATGTGTCAATACCTGTACCACCAGTGAATGTAAAAGTCTCACTGTCAAGATCAATTGACAATGCACCACCTGAATCTGCTTGAAAGTCAAGATCTTCTGCTGTGATTTGAGCGTCAACGTATGCTTTGATACTCTGCTGGGTTGCTAATGATGTGTTACTGTTACTGTCAAACCCGTCTTCGTCTAACACAGTGGTTACTCTTGCTCCTGAGCCTCCTAGTTGTAGTCCTGATGCTGTGAAATCACCAATTGTAGATGCATCTACTGTTACTGTGATTGTGCCTGATCCTGTATCTGCTACTGTGACATTACTATTGAGTTGACTGATTGCAGTTGTGCTTACTGAGCCAACTTCTGAATCAACATATGCTTTGATCGATTGCTGTGTAGCCAATTTTGTTGCACTATCTGATGCCATATTATCTTCATCTTTGATACCTGTGACGGTTGCACCATCTCCTGCAATATTAAGGGAGGTAGCCGCAACCAATGCACCTGTGACATCTAGTGCTTCTGCTACTGTAATTTTTGTTGAATCTGAGGCACTTAAAGTTGTGCCATTCACTGTTATTGCATCTAATATTATATTTCCTGTACCAGATGTTGTAAATGTTAAATCTGCATTTGTGGGAGCAACTAGGTTTGTGATTGATACGTCACCTTCTGCGGCAAATTCTAGAGCATTTCCTGCTGCATTGACTTTTAAAACCTGGCCAGCTGAACCAATGGAAGCTAAGCCTGTACCACCAAACTCAGTACCTACTGTCTCCCCCGATTGGAACTCCGCCATTCCCGTGGCTACATTAGATGCGTTGAAGACTACTCGTACCGGTGTTTTATCTGCCATATCCTAGTTCTGTGCCCGGTCTTCTTAGACTCACCGGATGCATTCCCTTTTTTTATACAGGTATTTATATAGTATTTTAAAATTGAAACAGTGTAACACCACCAGCATTTGTCTGTAAAGAATCACCATTTGTTAATGTGAACGTCTGATTTGCCTCTGTGTACACAGGCACATCTTCCACTGTGCCATTAAACTCTAATTCAAGATCTGCGGTTTTTGCCAGCAGTTGTGCATCTGTGAAGCTAGTGCTTCCGTCACTTACGAATACTTTTACTATTTGTACTGGTCTTTGGGTGGTTTTGTTAGTTTTACCACCTAAAACTATGGCTTGATCAACAACCTTTGATCCCGAAGGTAAAGTTGCACCTGTGGCCGCAATTGTTAAGCTTCCGCTTCCATCTGATGAAATAGTTGCACCACCAAGATCAATTGTTTCTGCGGCAACAAATAAAGTTTGCCATCTTTTGCTTGATGATCCAAGTTGAAATACACCGTCTTGACTAGGTATAAGGTTACCTGCTATTTCAACTCCTGGACTTGAATCTTCTGTTGATATAGTGGTGCCTGCAACTCTGATACCTTCTATCACTACATTTCCGTTACTTGAATTTAATGTTAGATCTGCATTACTTGGCGCCGCTATTGTTGAGCCAGTAAAAGTCAAATCACCTACACTTACGTTGGCAACTTCGTTATCAACATAGGCTTTAATTGATTGTTGTGTTGCTAACGCCGTGGCACTATCGCTTCCTAAATTATCTTCATCTAATATTGATGTTACAGTAGCACCACTTGCCAGTCCTAAACTTGTATTTGTTGTTAATGCACCTTCAACGTTGGCTGTGCCGTCTACATTCAAGCCATCATTTATGTTTATTGTTGCACTGTCATCTGAACTTATTGTTGTACCATTTATTCTTAATGCAGACGCAACCACACCTCCTGTGCCACCTGGTGTAAGTGTAATATCTGCATTTGAAGGAGAACTTATTGTAGATCCAACAAAAGTAAAATCTCCAACTGATACTGTACCAAAAGACAAAACTCCAGCACCGTTTGTCTGTAAAACTTGATTAGCACTTCCATCTGACGAAGGAAGTGTATATGCGTTTGATATGTTTATTTTACCAGATCCTGATGTGGTCAATGTTAAATCACCGTTTGAAGGAGCAGATATTGTTGAACCTGTTACAGCTATATCTCCTAATGTCTTTAGTGTATCCGCATAGGCAAGACTATTCCATGCATTTGAACCATCACCTATTTTAAATCTATTTGTATCTGACTCCCAACCAAATTCTCCTGCCGCCATGGTAGGATTGTTTGATGTCCAGTCCGCCGCTGTGTCTCTTCTTAATTGAATTTGTGTTGGCATTACTCTGCTGTTCCTCCATCAAGTGCTGTGACTCCACCGTATGTTGAAGCGGCAGTTCCGCCGTCAAGATTGATTGTGGCAGTATTGTCAATGAAACTTAACACACCAGAACCGTTGGTAGCTAGTACTTGGTTTTCATTTCCATCAGAGTTTGGGAAGGTCAATCCTGTTAGTACAACATTGCCTGTGCCCGCCACTGCTAAGGTTAAATCTGCGTTACTTGGTGCTGATAGTGTTGAACCAATAGCAGTTAGGTCTCCAAGACTGGTCGATGATCCTCCTCCGCCTCCTGTGCTAATAGATATACCACCTGCTGTGCTGCCATCACCTAGCCGTAAACTTCCTGAATCAACATCAACTGCAAGATATCCGTCCTCGAGGATGTGTGAAGATAAGTTATAATCTTTGTATGAACCTACTAGTTTTCTGAATGCCATTTACGCTCCTTAATTTTGTCCAGATAAAGTTTTTAGTCTTTGTATAAATTCACTTTCGTTTTTTGGCTCTTTGTTTTTCATTTCTGCAGGGACACCTGGTTGATCACCTTTTGTAGTTTCAGGTTGTTGCACTAAAGGCTCGTCAATTCTAGCTTCTTGATCTGGTGCAGTTTCGTCAGCGTCCTGTTGAATATTGCTGAATTGGCCTAAATCTTTTCCTGCTTCTTGTTTTTTAAGTTCTAATTCTTGTTGTGGCGGATATACGGAAGGCACTGTGTTTGGATCATCAGATGCAACTTTTCCAGGATTGTCTGTATTGTTGCTAGGCTTTTCAGATTTATTCGTTTCAATAGATGCCTTGTTTGAACCTATTAATTGGTTTAAAATTGCTTCGTCTTCTGCATCAGGCACTGCTTTTATATTGATATCTATTTCTTTATATCTCATATGTTATCCTAAGATGTAGCAACAGCACTGTTGTCGTCTACATAATTCCATCTGTTGTTAGCAGTTTCGTAGTAACATAACTTGTTTTTTGTAGCACCAGACCCGTCAGTTGTTAAAAATGCAACCATTCCCATAGCAGGGCTTGAAGGTAAATTTGCAAAAGCTACAGGTGTGAAATATAAACCATTTTTCAAAGTTACTACTTCGTTGCCAGGTTCTAGAGTGTATGAATCGTTTGTTCTTACTGTTTTAGCCATTTGCAGTTATTTATATTAGAATTGGGGGAGCGTGTAACTCCCCCAAATAAGCACGTGTTGGTTATTACTGATCTGTAATAACGTCGATTGAACCTGATTTGATTGATTCACCACTTGCACCTGCACCACCACCTTCGTCATCTACTTCTGTTCCAAGTGAGTAGAAAGCATGTCCAGAGTTGCCTGATGCGTCAACAAAGTGTACTGTATTATTGTAAAACTTCTCTACGTAAGCTACTGTAGAGTCATTTAATATAATTTGTACACAAAATTCACCGTCAGATCCATTTGGCGGAGAGTCAGATAATGATCCTGGCGCTACTGCTTTTAGACAGTATACACCTGTAGTTGAATCTTCTAAAGATATCTTGAATAATTTAGATGATCTTTGACTTATGATGTAAGCCGTAGTTGAATCAACTTTAGAACCACCATCAGCTCTGTAAGCCGTTACCGCGATTTGTCCTGCGGCACCTGACGCTGTTCCAGCCATTTTACTTGATTTGATTGGTCTTCCCATTTTGTTTCTCCTAATTAGGAGTCCAATGCCAGTTCTCCTGGCTACGCGGTGGTTATCCGCATAAGTCTTCTGCTGTATGCAAAAGCACGTTTGAACTGTAAGTATTTATTTTTATGTGAGAGTTATAATGTTGGTATAAAAAAGAGTGGTGTGTACAATCCGAATTTGTTTTCACACCACTCTCGAGGTTAATGTATTTTAGATGTTTATATTATTTTCTGTTGTAGATATGATATAAAATCCAAACTGCAACTAATCCAATCAGACCTTGATCTGAAAAACCTTGCAGTACGCCCTGGACGTTTCCTATTACAGAAACATTTGGCCAGAACGGAATACCTTGACCATTAAAAAGAATTTCTAAAACAATCCCTAACGCGATGAATGATACACCCACGTCAGCAATTCCTTTTGCCCATCCTTTTATTTTGTTAAGATAATCCATGTTGGACCTCCCTTGATTTTAGACTCCTTTATGGAATCGTGCAATTATTTAGAAGTATTACAGACATATTAAACTATCACATTTGGTATATGACTGATATGAGTGTGAATTTTTTTCTTTAACTATGCACAAAACTCTTTGTACAACTTGTAGTCATACATATTATAAACTCTATGCCATTCAATAAATTCTTGAGATAAATTTTTCCTATCTGCGTATTTTTTATAATCTTCGTTGCTTCGGTTTGTGCTTAATCTTGGTTCTCTGTCAATTTTTAGGATGTCTGCCACGTAGGTCCAACTGTCTTCAAAATTTTTAAGACAGAAAACTTTGGCAAAATTATTTTTAAGACTTTGTCTCACAGTTTGATATTTTGATTCAATATCAACGTTTGGATCATTCAACAAATAATTTTTATATATCCAGAGAGTAACAAAATTACCTGCTAGACTTTGACAACTTTGCTCAAAATTATCTGAATGAGCTTCACCTTTACCCATGTCATAATTGAAATGAGATATGTCTCGGTCTAAAGGTTCTCTCAACCATACAAAATGTGTGCCTGGGATCCTCTTGGTAGTGTTATGACCTATGGCATAATCTAATTTGGAAATTTGTTGTTTGTCAGCTCTGTCCTCTAGCCTCATTCTTAGAGAACTGCCTCCTGTTTTTGGAATATGATGAAAGCAGTAGTGCATTATTTTATTTAAATCACAATGCCACCGCCACAAAAAAAGGCGACATAAAGCCGCCTTTCTTTGAAAATAATAAGCCTGGGCTTATTTGAATTTTAAGTTTGCACTTGTGATAGCAACTAAACCAACGTAGTCTGCCGCGTTACCTAGTGAAGATGCAGTGTTTGTTAATTCAACATAACCGTATCTTGTTAGGAAACCAACAACTGGTTCGAAAGTAGCTGGATCAAGAACAACACCACTTGACATTAAAGGTATGTAAGGACAATAGAACGCTGGAGCGTCAGCCTCACTTGCACCTTTGTAACCAACTAGTACTGAAGTACCGTCAGCCGCATATGCGTCTACGTATACTCTCATTGAAGCGTTTAATGTACCAACAAATTTTGTGTTAGTAGGTGCTTCAAATGTACCTTCAGTTGATCTTGCAAATGCTGAAGTTGTTGCAGATTGAAGAATAGTTAAAGCTGTTGGAGATACTACTGCGTAGTTTCCAGCGCCTCTTCTTGTTCTTGTTGCGATTTGGTTAGCAACTCTGTTGATTAACACAGCTAATGCCGCGTGTTCATCACCAACGAATGTTGCTGTACCAGAAACAGCTGATTGGTCAAAAGTCTCTGAAGCAGATCCTGCTAAAGTTCTTAATGAACCAATGATCTCTTGGTCGATCTCAGCAGTAATCTCTTGAGCTAATGCCGCCATGATTTCTGCTTCTACATCAATCCCTTGTTGTGCTTGTGCATCTTGAGCCGCTTCAAAAGTCCATCTAGCTGATAGTTTTCTAGATTTTGCTTCAACCGGTTGTTTCAAGATTTGGATTGACAATCTCTTACCTGGAGTACCCTCTAAAGATGCTGTTGAAGCCGCTTTAGGAGTTGTGTTGTTTTGGTTACCTGCGTATGCTTTCGCAATTTTGAATGGAGATAATGCTTCTTCACCAGCAGTTGTGTTTCCACTTACTGTGTCTGCATATCTTATTCTTAGTGTGTGAATCTGTCCAACCGGACCAGTCATTGGCTGTACACCAACAATCTCGTTCGCTATAACAGTAGGCATAACCCTACGTATTACTGGAAGAATCACTCTGTTTAACGTAGCAACGTTACCAGCGGATGTTGCCCCAGCAGTTGCCTGCTCAGCCAAGTATCTTTTTGTGTTTTCCAACACAACATCCATTGTTTTTTTCTTGTTGCCTGCTAAACCTTCGGTTAGGGCCTGTTTAGTTTCGCCCCATTTTGATTCAAATATTTCTGACATTTGATCTTTTCCCCTTAGTGTTTATTATATACCCGCCAACTTACGGATATCTGTTAAGTTTGCATCTTCCCTTACTTCTCTGTCACCTGCTGATTCAGAAATAACTTTTTTTCCTGCTACAACTGGTTTGTCTGCCATTACGTGAGGTAGATACTTGTCAAATGAAGCCTGCAACTTGTCAGTTTGTACACTTTCAAGTAGTTGAGCCATAACTTCACCCTTGTTTTTGCCCAATGGTTTGAGCATCTCGGCCATTTTTTCCTTGCGTTCCATCAAGTCTGATTGTCTTTTTGCTTCGACTTCTTTTGACTCAATCACCGCTTGTTTCTCTTCAACAGCCTTCTCAGCGTCTTTTAGTTTGAGAGCAGTTTCGTCAACTACTTTCATAAGCTTCGCAGTCTCAGATTTCTCATTTAAGTAAGAATTCTGGTACTCAGAAGCAAACGCTTCGAATATTTTCTTACCAAAGTTGATTTCTCTAGCTGATGTAATGTCTTCCTTAAGAGATTTTAACTCTTCAGCAAGTTTTTTGTTTACAGCAGATTCTACAACTTTAGCAGATCTTGTTATGAAAGCCTCTTTCATTTTCGCCATTTGCTTTTTAGCTTCAGCTACTAGTTTGACTTTCGTCTCCACAACGCCTTTTTTGTCTTCATGAAACTCTTTAATTTCTTTAGCAAGAGCATTTACTACGAACTCTTCCATTTTCTTAAAGTTTTCATGAACACCTTGTCTGTCGCCATGTAGTTCTTTCAACTCTTCTGATAATTTAGAAAGTATAAATGATTCTAATTTAGCAGAATGAGCGCCTACGTTTTCTTTGTAAGCAATTTTTTCTTGAGCAAGTGCTTTTCTGTCTTCAACAAACTTTGTGATTTCTTCTGATAATTTATCAGTCATCATTTTGTCTATTGCTTCGATCATGTTTGCTTTGTCGTGTTCGTATCTTTTAGCAAACTCTTCTCTTAACTCAGCACCTACTACTTCTTTGTTTTCTTTGATTTTTGAATCCCATGCTTCTTGAATGCTCTTTTGAACATCTTCTGATATAGCACCTGATTCAACTAGTTTTGATATTGCGTCTATCATTTTATTTTAGGTCCTTTATTATGTTTGTTAGTGCCTCTTTGAGGAACTTTTGTGCTTTTGCATCATTTCTAACTTCAGCCGCCAAACCTTTTGCCATATTACCACCTTTGGTGTTCATTAGGTGTTCGTAAATTGGCGTTGGGTAAGCACCTGGTGCTGAAGGTTGGGCCACAACATCTACTGTGATGATCTCAAAGTCTGAAACTTCGCCGCTTCCGTATTCGTTAATGTTTCCACTACCTCTACTTGATACGCCTAGTTTCACACCTGATTCCAACATAGTTTTGACAAGTTGACCCATTGGTGTCGGTAAAATTTTCATTTTACCATATCCATTTGGACCGTCCATCCACATTTCAGTAATCATGTGTGACACTCGGTCCAAATTAATTTTTAAATCGTCTGGATGATCTACTTCTCCTAGCACAGAATATCCCGATCCGATCTGGTCATTCAGTGTTTTAACTGCTTTTCCAATTTCGTTTACTGGGTAAACTCTTTGGTTAGCATTCTTAATACCACCTTGAATACAGATTCCTTTCATGTACAAATCTTTGCCGTGTTCGCCTTCGTGTAAGATCTGTACTCTGGCCTGATCGTAAGTTAGATGTTCTCTAAGATATAGTGACATTCAAACTCTCCTTTACTCAACAACTAGCAATTACTTGCCAGAAATTGGTGATTTTGCAGATTTCTCTGAACCGTCCGCTGTGTTAGCCTTCATAGGCTTCATAGCAGATGCTTTGTCTTTTCCTGGACTGTTTGCAAATTCACCTGCCATCTTTTGTGCAGTTGGTGCCGGTCTTCCTTTGTCTTCTGCGCCTGAACCCGTTTTGACTGGAGTTCCGCCTTGTTTTGCACCACCTGTTTTCACTGGTGATTTTGCAGATTTGTCAGACATGTCAGAATTGTTTGCAGACTTCTGGATTTTGTACTCATCCATTTTTTTCTTGTCTTTGCCATGCATAGCTTCTTTTTTCATATCTTTTTTCTTGTCATGCATTGCTTCTTTTTTCATGTCTTTAGCATCTTTGTGTGCCGCTTCGCCTGCCATTACTGGCTCTTCTGCTGGAGTTTCTGTTGGCATTTCTAATGACTCGTCTTTGTCGTCGTCCATGTCATCGTCTTTCTTTGCCATCATTTGTTCAAATTCTGCTTTTAATTCGTCTAAAGCATCTTCTAAATCAACAACTCTGTCTTCCATATCTTCGTCGTCTTTATCACCGTCCATGTCCATGTCTTTTTCCATAT